GCCGAAGACAGAGCTTGCCTACAGGATACCAGCGTCGAGACTCACTAGAAAAAGCATACAGAACAGAAGCGACCAGGAATTACTCGAAGGGTTGGATACAACCATTGACTGGAAGAACACGGGTGATAACTCCTACGATGGGGAAAAACTCAAACTCCTCGTCCACGATGAATCGGGTAAGTGGGAAAGACCGGACAATATATTAAACAACTGGAGGGTAACTAAAACTTGTTTAAGATTAGGTGCTAGAATTATAGGTAAGTGTATGATGGGTAGTACCTCAAACGCTTTAGATAAAGGTGGTGAAAACTTTAAAAAACTTTACAATGATTCAGCTGTTGAAAAAAGAAACCGTAATGGACAAACTAAGTCAGGATTATATTCTTTGTTCATACCTATGGAATGGAATTACGAGGGATTCATTGATTCTTATGGAATGCCTGTATTCGATACCCCATCAGAGGATTGCGTTGGACCAAACAATGAAAAGATTGAGGTAGGCGTAATAGAGCACTGGAACAATGAAGTAGACGGATTAAAAAGTGATCAAGATGCTTTAAATGAATTTTACAGACAATTTCCTAGAACAGAAGAACACGCTTTTAGGGATGAAACAAAAAATAGTATATTTAATTTAGTTAAAATATACGAACAAATAGATTACAACGAAGACCTTGGTAACTCTAGCGTGCTTACAACAGGTAGTTTTAGTTGGGAAAATGGTATAAAAGATAGTAGAGTTAGGTTTACACCTAATCCTAGCGGAAGATTTAAAATATCTTGGGTACCAAGTGTTGCTTTACAAAACAAGCAGACTATCAGAAACAATATAAAAAGCCCTGGAAACGAACATATGGGCGCTTTTGGTTGTGATAGTTATGATATATCAGGAACAACGGACGGAAGAGGATCTAAGGGAGCTTTGCACGGACTGACTAAGTTTAGCATGGAAGATGCTCCGCCTCATACATTTTTTTTAGAATATGTAGCTAGGCCTCAAACAGCAGAGATATTCTTTGAGGATGTATTGATGGCATGTATATTCTATGGAATGCCTATATTATGCGAGAACAACAAGCCAAGGCTTTTATATTATTTTAAAAGAAGAGGTTATAGAGGTTATTCTATGAATAGACCGGATAAATTATGGAACAAGCTTTCCGTTACTGAAAAAGAAATAGGTGGTATACCTAACTCTTCTGAGGATATTAAGCAATCGCACGCTGCTGCTATAGAGTCTTATATAGATCAGTATGTGGGATTAAAAGGAGATGGACAATATGGTACGATGTATTTTAACGAAACGTTAAATGATTGGGCTAAATTTGATATAAATAATAGAACAAAATTTGATGCAGCTATAAGTTCTGGATTAGCTGTTATGGCTTGTAACAGGCATTTATATGCTCCTTCAGCACGAACAGAGAAAAGAAAATTAAATTTAAAAATAGCTAAATACACTAATACTGGTGGTTTATCAAAATTAATAGAAAACTAAAAATATGGCTGAGTCAGTTATAACAAGTTATTTTCCAAGCCAAATTGCTAGCGATGAGGAAAAGATGTCACTAGATTACGGAACATCTGTAGGTAGAGCTATCGAGAGTGAATGGTACAATACAGGTAATGGTCAAGGTAGGTTTCAAAGTAATCAAAACACATTTCATAATTTAAGATTGTATGCTCGTGGAGAGCAAGGTGTTCAAAAATACAAAGACGAACTGTCTATTAATGGTGATTTATCTTACTTAAATTTAGACTGGAAACCAGTTCCTATTATACCAAAATTTGTTGATATAGTAGTTAATGGTATTTCAGACAGATCTTTTGACATTAAAGCATATTCACAAGATCCTTATGGCGTTGACAAACGTACTAAATACATGGAGTCTATATTGCGGGATATGCAAACTAAAGAACTAGCGGAATTTGCTCAAGCTGAATTTGGTGTTAGTTTATTTGAAACAGACCCGGAAACATTACCTAAAAATAAAGAAGAGCTAGAACTACACATGCAACTTAGTTATAAGCAGCAAGTGGAATTAGCAGAGGAGCAAGCTATAAATGTATTGCTAGATGGCAACAAATACGATTTAACAAAAAGGCGTTGCAATTATGATATTACAACTATAGGGATCGGGGCAGTTAAAAATTCTTTTACAAAATCAGAAGGGGTTAAGGTTGAGTATGTAGATCCAGCAAATTTAGTGTGGTCTTATACAGAATCCCCGTATTTTGACGATATATATTATGTAGGCGAAGTCAGAAGCGTTCATTTAAACGAGCTTAAAAAGCAATTTCCTCAATTAACAGAAGATGAACTTAAAGAAATATCAAGTCAATCATACAGTAGTAGCGGAATATATGATCGCAACGGTAATGACGACTCTAATACGGTTCAAATATTGTATTTTAACTTTAAAACGTTTGCTAACGACGTATATAAAGTAAAGGAGACTGCTACAGGTGCTGTTAAAACAATACCTAAAAGTGATACGTTTAATCCTCCAGAAGAAATGATGGAAGAAATGGGTATTTCTAAATTGTCTAACTCAATAGAAGTTTTATACGAAGGAGTAAAAGTACTCGGAGGTAAAACTCTTAAGTGGGGAATGGCTAAAAATATGGTAAGGCCAAAGAGCGACTATAGCAAGGTTAAAATGAATTATAGCATAGTAGCACCTAGAATGTATAAAGGTCGCATAGAAAGCATCGTATCGCGTATAACAGGGTTTGCGGACATGATTCAGTTGACGCATTTGAAGCTCCAGCAAGTTATGTCAAGAATGGTTCCAGATGGAGTCTATTTAGACGCTGACGGTTTAGCAGAAGTTGATTTAGGGAATGGTACAAATTACAATCCGCAGGAAGCATTAAATATGTATTTCCAAACGGGTTCTGTAATTGGTAGATCATTTACTCAAGAAGGTGATATGAATCCAGGAAAAGTTCCTATTCAAGAATTACAGTCTGGATCGGGGGGAGCTAAGTTACAAAGTTTAATAGCGACATACAATTATTATTTACAAATGATTCGGGATGTTACCGGATTAAACGAAGCTAGAGATGGAAGTACTCCGGATTCTAGAGCGTTAGTGGGTGTGCAAAAATTAGCAGCAGCTAATTCAAACGTAGCTACAAGACATATATTAGATAGTAGTTTATTTTTAACAGCAGATTTATGTGACAATTTATCGTTAAGAATATCAGATATAATAGAATACTCTCCAACAAAAGAGGCTTTTATTCACAAAATAGGCAATCAGAATGTAGCAGTGCTAGAGGAAATGAGTAATTTATATATGTATGATTTTGGTATATTTATAGAATTAACTCCTGATGATGAAGAAAGAGCTGTTCTTGAAAACAATATACAAGCAGCTGTATCAGCAGGTATGATTGATTTATCCGATGCTATTGACCTACGCGATATTAAAAATATTAAACTAGCTAATCAACTACTTAAAGTAAGAAAGAAAGAAAAGCAAATGTTGGATCAAAAGATGCAACAAGAAAATATGCAGGCTCAAGCCCAAGCTAACGCTCAAGCAAGTGAAGCAGCCGCAGCCTCTGAGGTGCAAAAGCAACAAGCTCTAACTCAACAAAAGATTTCTTTTGAACAAGCTAAAGCTCAAATTGATTACCAGAAACTAATGCAAGAAGCTGCTCTAAAGAAAGAGTTGATGCAATTAGAGTTTCAAATGAATATGCAATTAAAAGGCATGGAAGTTCAAGGAAAAAAGATAGAAGCACAATCAAAAGAAGATAGAAAAGACGACCGTACTAAAATACAAGCGTCTCAACAAAGCGAGTTAATAAATCAAAGACAAAACGATTTACCACCTCAAAACTTTGAATCCAGCGGTAATGACATACTTAGCGGAGATTTTGACCTAGGTTCCTTTGATCCTAGGTAATAATAATAGTAATAATTATATAATATTTTATCATGTCAGAAGAAACAACACAAGAAACCCCTGTAGTTGAAGAAACAACTCAGGAAGTTCAAAAGCCAATGTCATTCGATGATGGCATTATTAAAGTAAATTTAGCGGAACTAAACAAACCTCAAGAAGATGCCGTTCAAGAACAAATCCCAGATGCAAGCGATGCTATTGTCGAACAACCCGAAGACGCGCAAAGTAGCGAAGCAGTGGTTGAGCAGGTACAAGAGTCCACTCAAGCTGATGAATCCGTTATTGAAGAAATAACAAACGAAGAAGTTGCTGAAATTGCGGAAGATCTGCAGGAGGATATTCAAGAAGCTATAGTTGAGCAACAAGAATCTGGTATTGAATTACCAGAGAACATTCAGAAAGTTGTTGAATTTATGAATGAAACAGGCGGGAGCTTGGAAGATTACGTAAAGCTTAATACCGATTACGCTTCTTTAAACGAGGGGCAACTATTGAGAGAATACTATGAATCAACAAAACCTCATTTAGACAAAGAGGAGATTGACTTCTTAATGGAAGACAATTTCGCTTACGATGAGGATATTGACGAGGATAGAGATATTCGAAGAAAAAAGTTAGCACATAAAGAGGAGCTTGCTAAAGCTAAAGGGTACTTAGAGGAGCTAAAAGGTAAGTATTACCAAGAAATTAAAGCTGGATCAAAATTAAATCCAGAACAAAAAAATGCGGTTGAATTTTTTAATCGTTATAAAGAAAACAACGAGGAGGCTACTAAAGTAGCTGATAAACAAAGGTCTACTTTCGATAACAAGACAGAACAACTTTTTTCCAAAGACTTCAAAGGTTTTGATTTCAGTGTTGGTGAAAAGAAATTCCGTTTTAAAGTTAATAATGCAGACCAGGTTAAGGAGAGTCAAAGCAATATCAATAATTTTGTCAAGAAGTTCTTGAATGATAAAAATGAAATGAATGATGCTGCTGGTTACCACAAATCCTTATATACAGCTATGAATGCTGATGCAATTGCAAGTCACTTTTATGAGCAAGGAAAATCCGATGCAATTAAAGGTACAATGTCTAAAGCCAAGAATATCGATATGGATCCTAGAGGGACTCATGAAAATGTCGTAGCTTCTAATGGGTGGTCAGTCAAGTCAATTTCAGGCGGTCAAAGTTCCTCTAAGTTGAGAATTAAGAGTAAAAAATAATTAAACTTAAAACAAAACCAATATTATGGCTGCAAACGGCTCATTTACGGGTAGTGCTGGCGCATTAGCGCATTTAACACCACGCCCAACACAATCATTATTTAATGACAACTATTTAACTTTAACTGATTTAGATTTTACACAACAATTTTTACCAGAAGTATACGAGAAAGAAGTAGAAAGATACGGAAACCGTACTATCTCTGGATTCTTACGTATGGTAGGAGCAGAAATGCCTATGGCTTCTGACGTAGTTGTATGGTCTGAACAAGGAAGATTACACATTGCTTATGACCCAATCGTTTCTACTGCAACAACTGTAGTAATTCCTGGAGATGCTAGCAATGCATCAACTAACCTAATTGGCCCTGGAGCAACTATCGTTGTAGCTTCTGCTAATGGATTAGTAGTTGAAAAAGCTTATGTACAAGCAGTTAGTGCTCCTGGAGCTGGAACTGGAGACGTTACATTAACTGTAGCTGGATATGCTGGAGCTATTACCGCTCACACTGCTGGTAAAGTATTTGTATACGGTTCTGAATATGCTAAAGGAACAAAAGATGCTGGAACATCAGTAGACGCTGCTTTCGAACAATTTAACAACAAGCCAATTATCTTAAGAGATAAGTACGCTGTAAACGGTTCTGACACTGCGCAAATCGGGTGGGTTGAAGTAACAACTGAAGCTGGAACTTCTGGATACTTATGGTATTTAAAATCTGAGCACGAAGCTAGAATTCGTTTTGAAGATCAATTAGAGATGAGTATGATTGAAGCTGAAAAAGCTGCAAACCCAATTGCTCCAGCTGCTGGATTAGGTGGTGGTACTGCTCTTAATGGATCTGATGGTCTTTTCTCTGCACTTGAAACTAGAGGATTAGTTTATACTGATGCTGATTTCGGAGCTGCTGGAACTGGACTTGAAGACTTTGATGCTATCTTACAAGAACTAGACAAGCAAGGGGCTATTGAA